TTGAAGTTCAAGCAAGATTAAGTATTTTACAAATAAAAGAACAACTAAGTGAAATCAGTATGTTGTATGATGATATTAATAAAGATATTAATGAAACAGTAAGACAATTTAATGGTAGAGCAACACCTGACTTAGTTGAGAGAGTTCAAAATGGTTTGAAAACAGCAAATGATATGATTGATAAAGTAGCAGAAGGAAATATGACTGGCGATAGTGGAAAATTAATTGAAACAACCTTAAATAAAATGAATAGACAAAAAAGAGGCAAAATAACTGGATTTTTAAAAAATATAATGCGTGGGACTACACAGGTTGTTCCTGCTATTCCTATTAATCCAACAAAAGAATTAGCACTTAAAAGATTGAAAGAATATATTGCGATGAATAATGATATTAACCCTACAAAAGATTATGTATCCAGTGGTTTTGCCGATTTAATAGGTAATAAAAACTTATGGGATTTAATAATGAGAGAACCTACAAAAAGACTTAAATATTCTAATCTACAATCACAATTAGACCAATGGATAAGTATGAACCCTGAATATGAAGAAGCACCACTAACAGTTCCTCCGATTCAAATCCCACCTGTTCCAAGGTTAGAAAAAGTTGAACCTGATTTTGATACTATGCCTATTCCACCTGACCCAAAACAATCTGATTTAGCAGATTTATTGAGTGATGAAAAATTAAGAGAACAAATTGAAAAAAGAAATAGAGAAAGACAAAGACAAAAACAAGAACAAAGAAAACCTAAAAAAAAAGATATGCCTCCACCAGCACCAAAAAAACCTCCTAAAAAAAGAGATATGCCTCCTAAACCCAAAAGACCTGAAGAATTAACCCCGCCTACTCCTGATGAACCACTTTTTAATCCTTTTGATGAACCTAATCCTGATGCCCCAAGACCCCCCAGACAACAAAGAGTGGATATGAAAACAGCAAAAAAAATGCGAGAAGCAGATAAACCCGTTGTAGTTAATTTCGGAGAACCAAAAGGTTTTTTAGAAGAACAATAAAATTAAATTAATATTAAATTATAAATAAATTATTTAAAAAATAAAATCTCATCTATAACTATAGATGCCTAAAAAACAAAACAACACCCCTGAACTTGTTGAAGTTTTTATAAAAGAAAATGGAGATGATGTCTCTGAAAATACAAGAAAAACCTATATTAATATTGGTAAAAATATTCCATTTAATGTTTTAACCACACAAAATACTATAATAAAAAAATTAGAAGAATTAATTGATAATCCCAATACTTTAGCGTTATATCTGAACCTTATTATCCTATTAAGACGGCATAATAAAGAAGAAACAGATAAACTAATAAAGTATAGAAATAAACTACGAGAAAAAATTACATCACTAAGAAAAGAAAAACTCGGTGATATAAAAAATAAATTGCCGAAAAAAGATGAACTATTAAATAAATTAAATGAAATGACTGGAATAAGATATATTATTAATTATTTATTTATGAACTATGGATTAAGAAATAAAGATATTAATTTGAAAAAAGTTGATAAACCCCCTGATAATAAAGAAAATTATTTAGTTATATCTCCAACAAAAGCGGAGTTAATTATTAACGATTACAAAACTGATGAAACATTCGGACAAAAAAAAATAGTTGTAAAAGATAAAAAGTTTTTGAAAGAACTAAAAGGTTTATCAGTAAAAGATGGTGATTATCTAATATCAAAAAAAGATGGTAGTAAATTAAAAATATCCACTTTTAATGAAAGAGTAAAAGCACTATCAATAGATAAATTAGGTGAAACAAATATTTTTAAAGTTTTAATAGCAGATTTATTAGCAGATAAAAACTTTCCTGCTATTGAAAAATTAGTTGAAACAAGAGGCACAAGTTTATCAACTATTATGAAGTCATATAATGTTTTTAATTCAACTTAATGGAAAAAAATTAATATAAATCCCTAAATATAAATCCCTAAATATAAATCCTAAATATTTTTTATTTTTTTCTATAAAATTATTCATCATCACTATCACTCTCATCACTTGTTTCAGTATCACTATCACTATCAATAATATCACGGGGGTCATCAACATCAAATACTTTAGGGTCAAAACTATTTTTATATTTTTCATAAATATTATTCCATTTATTTACTCCATATTTACGCTCATAATAATTTTGACGGTCATCATATACACAATAATCAAAGGTTTTCATAAACTTATACTGTCTATTTGTTCCATTATCATCAATATATTTAATAACATCATTCCAATTTTTTCCAACATATTCCATTTTAAAATATGTTTCACCATCAATAATTTTTTCAATTCTATTATAAAATACTCCGACCGCTGATTTATCACCTAAAATAAAATCTGAATATTTATTAATATTACGATTTTCAGGCGGACAATAAGTAATTTCACCCATAGTATTTTTTCCGATATGTGTATTTTTATTTTTTACAAGTTTTACATCAGCATATTTTTTATTTGATTGTTTTGAGGCATAACTATCAACAATTTTATCATAATCTGTTTCAGAATAAGCAGGTTTTTTATCAAGATTTTTTTCAAGCATATTAATCAGATAATGACCTGGAGTAATTATTTTACAACCTTGACGGCATAGCGGACAACGCTTATAACCTGCTGAATGATTTTGTAATTGTCTAAAACAATCATCACAAATCATCGCCTTACAGCAACTCAGATTATGAATATCAACAGATACAGATGTTTCCATACAAACACAACACGCAGGGGTATTTTGTTCCATTACTTGTTTTTTTTAGATACTTAATATAGAATTAAATCCGAATCAATTTTATTTTTTATTTTAATAAAATTGTCTATCAGGACAAAATATTTTTCAATTTTTTTTCTAATATGGAAAAAAAAATAGGATTTCAATTTTTTTTAATCCAGTTTCTTACAATTTACTTAAGAACCCCTTATTTAATTTTTTTTTTTTTTTACTTATAGTTTATGTTAGGATTATAAATAAAAAAAATTGAAAATATTTTTCAGTTGTAGTTTAAAATATATTAAAAATAAAATAAAATTGATTTTCCATTTTCTAAAATATTAAGACCTGAAAAATAATATGCCGAGTATCACGATGAAGAAAAATAAGACTGTTGTTAAAACTACAAAACAATCTGGTAATAAGATGATGAAAAATAGTAAAAAAAAAATTGAAGCAAATGCTGGAAAAACTTATGACTATGACTGTGGTGGATTTATAAAAATTGATGAAAATCCCGATGTTGTAGGAAATTGTATCAGAAAAAATAGCACAAAAATTGTTAATATTTGGTTTAGTATTGATAAAAAACTTACTGAAACAGTAAAACTTCGTTATTTTCGTATTAAGGTTCAAGATGGGCGTGGAAATGGCGGATATTATATTCAACATATCGCAATTATTGATGAAAAAAATAATAGATTTATTGATGTGTCTAATGGTAGAACCCGTATGTTGCCGTTAGATGAATATATGGTTTGTAATAATATTATCGGATATTATGATATTAGTTTTGCCGATGTATTGAGTGTTTATAAACAAATCACCGAATATTGTGATAGTAATATTTTGACTGAGGTTCTAATTAAAATCTGTAATGAATATTTTATGATGAATGAGAAAAAATATAAAAAAACTAATCAACCAAGTATTGAATATCTTGTGGAAAAAATTAAACCGTATTTTAAAATTACTGTAGTAAAATCTGATGAATAAATAAAAAATTGAAAAATAATTTTGAAAAAAAATATAAAAAAAAAAAAAAAAATTGATTCGTATTTATTTTTATAATAAGGCACAGAAAAATATGAGTATCAATCAAGTATTCAATAATTCTGATATAAGAGAGATTATTTTCAAAAAACAACAAGATGAGGTTATGAAAATAAAAACTAAAGAAAATTATCAGAGTGTTGTTGATGAATATAAAAATATGATGAAATATTGTAATTTATATCATAGTGATGATGAAACTCCTGTAATTTTAGATGTATTATGGGAAACAATTATTGATGTTAGTGGTTTTGGTGAGATGTGGTGTATCTCAGAGGAGGAGAGATTATTGAAACAACAACTTAGAGATACATATTATAAAAAACAACCTAAGGGTTATAAGAAGGCGGGTTTGTTAGGTTATGAATATGAGTATGATTTGATAAATGGAGGTTTGATGAAAAATTGGGGAGATAGTAGTGATGATGATTAATATGTTAAAAAATTAAAAATATTTAATTGATGACCCTTATAAAAAAAAATATTTATTTTTAAAATAATTTTTTTTCTGTTGAAATATGAATATTTTTTAACATTTTAACATTTTAACATCTCAAAATATTTAAAAATAATTAACAAACTCATTATATATGGGGGTTGATATTGCGAAAAAAAATAGAAAAAAAACAAAAAAATTATACAAATTAATACTGGGAGAAATTGCTAATTTACACGAAACAGTTGATGAAATACATTCAAAACAATTATTACCAGTATCATCAGTTAAAAGGAAGTGTATAGCAGAATACACAGATTTGTATATAACGCCATTAATGTTAATTTATAAAGCATCTATATCAAAATAAAATATAATAATGTAATAATATGGTTGATAATAAAAAAAAGTATCCAAAAAGATACATTCCTAAAGGTCTAAGTGAAGCAGATAAAAAGAAACAAAAAAAACAGTTAGATAAATCTACTGCCGATTATAAAAAAGGCAAAATAACTGGTAGAGATGATTTGAAAAGTTTCAAAGGTAAAAAATCCAGTTATGTAGAAGAAGTTAAAGAAAAAACTGGATTGCCTATTAATGTTGATAAATTAGCAGATAAGTTTAGTAGAACAGAAAAAAGGAAAAAAGAATTAAAAAAAGGAATGAATGAAGTTATAGCAAAAGGCAAAGGTGCTTATTATAGTTCAGGTTCAAGACCGAATCAAACCCCTGATAGTTGGAGTAAAGCAAGATTAGCAAGTGTTCTTGTTGGTGGTCCATCTCGCAAAATTGATAAAAAAATCGTTGATAAATATAATATTCCTAAAATATAATATTATATAATATATATGGAAAAACTAAAATTATATAAACCTGTTAAATCTGATAAAAAGTTTAAAAAATATAAAGTATTAACAAAAAGCGGTATAATACACTTTGGAGATACAAGATACGAACAATTCAAAGATAAGGGTGGAGTTTATAAAAAATTAGACCACGGGGATAAAAAAAGACAAGAAAATTATTGTAAGCGTAGTGCTGGTATAAAAGATAAAAATGGTAAATTAACAAAAAATAATAAAGAAAGTCCTAATTATTGGTCTCGGACTTATCTGTGGGACTGCTAAGTTCATCACCTTCATTTTTTACATAATAATCTGTTTCTTTATTTTCTACAACAATCCCGCTAATATGTGGGGTTTCTTCTATTTTAAATAATATATTTTTTTTTTCATCTTCTTCTTCAAGTTCTCTCAAATATTGTTCTTTATTTATTCCATTAATTGTTTTAGCATACATATCCATACATAGTATTGAAAGCATAGTATTATCATAACTACTATAATCAGGATTAGATTGTATTTTAATTTTAATTGCTTCTGCTAAAATTGTTTTGTGTTTTTGTAAAATATAACTATCATCATATTCTATATCAGTCAAAGTCATTTATATAATATTATACGAGAAAATAATTTTATATAAATTACAAAAAAAAATAAAATGGGTGGGGTATTAATTTAAGCAACTTACATAGCAACTGAGAGGCGTCCATCTGGTGCCATAAAGTATTCTGCTTCTACTTTAGCATAAGTAGTCATATCAGAAGCACCTTCTAAATCACCAGCATCAACACTTAATTCAATTGTATTAGGAACAGAGTTCATAGCAGTATTAAGACCTACGAGAGTTAATCTATCATCATCAAATCGTTTTAGGTCAATACATAATCCAGAACAGGCACACTGGGCACCATTTCCAGCACCGTCCGCTGAACTTTTTAATAGGCGGGTTCTATCTACTAAACTTTCGGCATAAACAAAACCATTTTCAGCAAATGCTTTTAATTGTTCGTTGAATACACGACCAACATTTACATCATCAGTTCCTGCTTTACTTTGAATAGAGATTTGGTCGGGTGGATAATTTACACCACCGATTTTGTAGCGATAATTAGTAATACCTAATAAGGTTGAGGAACCGAGAGAATGACTGTTTTTAGCGGACAGATTAGCAGTAGTTCTAATAAGCGTAATAAAAGCAAGTAGGGACGAAGAACGGTCGTTGATTTGGAAACCTGTATTTGTGATTGAAGCATCGGCAAGAGAGTTAATGTATGTTTTGTAAGTATTACCTAACCAATTAACACCACGCTGAGAGATTAATGAGCGATAAGTATTCATAATACCATTATCATTAATATTGTAGGCAGGACAATAGAAAACAGGGTTATTAACTTCATAAGTTGCTGTAGTAGGATTACCTTTCATAGCAACAACGGCATCTTCTAATCGGATTATAATTTCAAATTGTGCTATACCTTGAGGGAGTGCTTTTCCGTATCGGTTCATTAAGAACCCAGATAATTGAAGTGGAAGAATAAAAGTTTCAGAAGCACCAGCATTTCCAGTCGATGCGAGTTGCTGACCTGCGACTGTGAAAATAGTAGCATCACCAGTTGGTTCAGCACCACCTGTTTCACACGACCTTTTACATACATCACTAACTGAAGAGTTATTAGCGTTATGATGTAGGTTGAGTAAATTGTATCTGCTAATTCTTTCTAATTCAATTCCTTGACTTTCAATTCTGAGTTCATTAATAATACAGGCACTATCGCCTTCCAAGTTTGTATTTGCGTCGGCAAGATTTGTTATTTGAAACTGTAAGTAGTGTTTTTTAGTATCTAAAAAACCATCGGTTTGAACTGGGATACGAATCTCGTTCGCTCCTGAAGGATTAAACTTATTACCATTATTAGCATCAAATCTTCGTAAAGTAAGAGAAGATGGGACACTATCTACGGCAGAAAAACTGTATCTCATACTGGCGGGGAGGGCATCTCGCTGATTATCCATTTTATACTATTATAATATAAAATAATTTTCAAAATTAAAATGTATAACTTTATTATAATAAATGAAAACTATTTTAAATAACAGATTACAATATGTTCCTCCAGTTTCGCAACCGATAGATGATTTATCAGATTTGCCTTATAGACCTGCTCCACCATTACCTGCTAAATCATTTGCTATGTATATATGTGGGCAACCAGCGAGTGGAAAAACTACATTATGGAACTCTATGTTAATATCTCACCCTACAAAAAAAAAACCTGATGTGCCTCGTTTCTATTATCGTTTTTTTGATAAATGTTTCTTAATATCTCCAAGTATGAATACTCTACCTCTTAATAAATTACGCTTAAATGAAGAAAGAATGTATTTTAAGTTTAGTGATGAAGTTCTTGAAGATATTATAGAAACAGAAAGAGAGGACGAAAACTTAAATAATCTTATTATACTGGACGATTGTATTAGGGATTTAACTAAATCTAAAATATTATGTAAAACTATTTTAAACCGTCGCCACGCTACACAAAACCCCCAAGAAGAAGGTCATAGTGGTTTAGCAATTATGATTACTAGTCAAAAATATAATGCTCTACCATTAATGCTCCGATGTAATATGTCGCATATTATTGTATTCAGAACTGAAAACCAAAAAGAATTATCAGCAATTAAGGAGGAACTAATGGGTGATTTAGATGATAAAACTGCTAATGAAGTATTAAAAACTGCGTGGAATAAAAAACACGGATTTTTATTTATTGATGCTACAAAACCGACAAAAGACAGATATTATCAAAACTTTAATAAAATTATTATAAGAGATGATGAAATCCCCGATGAAACCCCTGATAATAAGTGAGTTTGTTAATAATTTATTAATATTTTCAAAAATGTTAAAATGTTAAAATGTTAAAAAAATATTAATATCTCATCAGGAAAAAAAAATAATTTATTATAATAATTTTATTTTTACGGGTCATCAAAAAATATTTTTTAATTTTTTAACATATAAACTTATTAATTTTGAACGGGCATAGCACCGCTTACATTTCCTTCTTCAAATGCCTCAATTTGTGCTTCTTCTTGAGGACTGTTAGTAGTTCTTCTGAATAAGGCATATCGTTTTGCTACTTCAGCATCACCACCCATCATATTCAAATTATCTGCTACTCTCTGTATCTCTTGTTCTCTTAACATATTCAATTGTTCTCTTGTATTTAATCTGGAAGGCATAGATGGACGACCAGCACCCTGTCCTTTTCTTAATTCCACTAATTTTTTCCTTCTTAAATCTTGTTTTTCCTGTGTAGATAAATCAGGATTTTCACCCTGTGCCTCTTGTTTCGCCAACTTTTTCATTTCTCTGAAAACCATTTTATAATTAATTACAATATTTTATTTTAAAAAATATATGTTATAATATAATATAAAATGAGTAATGTTAATAGCGATGTCTATGTGCTTAGATTAGCAAACACAAGTAATGGTGATGATACAACAAATCCCCTCTTATCTCTTGATGCTAATAATAATGAATATACTATACAAATCCCCAGTAGAATTGTAAATAAAGGTAAATGTTTTATTAAAGTTATTTCAGGAATAATGGGATTAGAATATAATGGAACTGATAGAATTGTTCCTGATAATGCTATTGCTGTTTTTTGGAGGTCAAATATCCCATATTTAGGTTTTGATATTGAAGATAGAGGTAGTGCTAATGCTATATTAGCAAGTGCTGTATGTAATCAAGCATCATCTGAGGCAGATGAGGTAGTATCTATTGATGCTACTGAAGCAAAAGTTTTTACTTGTCCCCGATTGCCTGAAAGAATATCTATTAAGAAGTTTTATACGAGTTCTGATACTGGTAATGATGGATTATTAACCCCCGCTCAATCTTACACAACAAATGTAGTCCCCTGTGAGATTGTTTTAGAGGTTATTTTTGACGAAGATGCGAGTGTGAAAACAAGCAGAGAATTGAATGCTTTGAGAAATTAAATCAATTATAATTTAAGAAAAATAATTTAAGAAAAAAAGGATTTAAAAAATATCTTATATTAATATATAAGTATAGATGCCTCCAAGGTGCTATGGATATGAAAATGAAGAAGAAATGCTAAAAATGAGAAAATATAATGATAATAAAAAAAAGAAATTAAAATACTGGAGAGATAAATATGGTCTTGATATTAAGGAAGAACAATACGAAGAGTTTAGTAAATATTCAACTCAAATAAAAAAAATAATTCCGATTATTCCCCTAATCAAAAGTTTAAACCCTATTCTATAAAAATTATTATATATATAATTAGTATAAAAATATGCCAGTTCATTACGGAGGAAACGGTAAAGGAAAAGGAAAAGGTAAGATGGGCGGTAAGATGGGTGGTAAGAAGAAGACTATGCCCGTTAAACCTGCTCCTCGCAGAAGTGGAAAAAGTGTTGCTAAAACATTTGGTAAAGCATTTGAACCAGACGAAGCAAAGATTATTAAGAAAGCAAAATCTGACCCATCTTTTGGGAAGAAAATCTTAAAGGGATTAATTACAGGATTAACATTTGGTCTAAAATAATTTAATATATAATAAAAAATATTAAGAACAAAAAAAAAAATAATTATAATTAATTTTTAAAATTGATTTTTTTTTTTTAATTTAATTAAATATAAATTAAGAAAAAAAGGATATAAAAAAATCTCAATATATATATATAATGAGTGAAAATATGAGTGATGAGAAAATGTTTGTTGAGTTTATTGAACTAAATAATGTGAAATATTTGTTAAGTCTTAATAATGCTGAATTAGGGCAATATATAGACCCTTATAATAAATATGGTGAGAAAAGGTCAAAGGAGGATATAAAAAATTATTTAACAGGGATAAAAAATTATTTAAATAAAATTAATGATGATGAATTATCGGAAAGAGAAGTTAATTATAGTATTAAGGGTTGTAATAGATTATATCATTCAGGTCAAGGATTTGTATTACAACAATTAGCGTGTGATTATCGTAATTTTATTATTAATCAAAATTGTAAGGATTATGATATGAAAAACGCCCATCCGACAATATTATTAAAATTAACAATTGATGCGGGTCTGCCTCATATTATGTTAAAAAATTATGTTGAAAATAGACAACAATTTTTAGAGGAGAATGAGGTTGATAAACAACAAGTTTTAAGATTACTTAATCAAGATAAACCTAAGAAACAAAACGGAACATTACAGTTATTAATATCAGAGGTTTTACAAAATAAAAAAAAATTAATTGAAATACATAAAAATAAATTACATAAAAAAAGAAAAAAAAATATGAAAAATCCTAACAGTTCAGCAATATCAAATATTTTGTGTTTTTATGAAAATATGTTATTACAGAGAGTTTATGATGCTGGAATACAATTTTCAATTCCTATGTATGACGGTTTTATAGCACCTCCTGATGCTGATATTAATATTGATGAATTGAATGAATTAACAAGTGATTTTGGAATAGTTTGGAGTAATAAGGAACTTGAAACACCTTTTGAATATCAGGATTTTGAGGAAACAAAATCTTATAAGAGTATGAAAGAACAATTTGAGAAAGAGGTTCAATATATTATGGATTTAAATATTTATAAGAGGAGGAGTGAAATTGACGGTGAATGGAAAACATATACAGCAGAAAAAATTAAGAGTGCTTATAAAAAATGGCGTTCAACAAAAATAAATAATAAGGGTGAAGAAGTGCCGTGCGATTTCTTTGATAGATGGTTAGAAGATGAAGACCGTGAGGATTATGAACGATGTGAGTTTGAACCGTATAGTAAGGAGGATAAAACTCATAATTTAGTATTTAATTTATTCAGAGGGTGGGAAAATGAGGAGGCAGAGGATACAGGTGATTTTGAAAAATGGTTTATTGAGGATTATTTGAGTGTATTTTGTAAGGGAAAACAAGATGTAATTGAATATATATTAAATTATATAGCACATATAGTTCAGTATCCTGAAAGAAATCCTAAGGTGGCGGTTGTATTGAAAGGATATGAGGGAACAGGTAAGGATAGTTTAATTGATTTTATACAGTTTTTGATAGGTCAGAGATATGTATATCGTGTTAAGGGAATGAGTGAAGTATTTGGAGATTGGAACGACCATTTAGCAGATAAAATAGTTTTAAGTATGAATGAGGTCTCAGGAAAAGATGGTGTTGATTTTGAGGAGGATTTGAAAGAACAGATTACAAAAGAAACACTTAATGTGAGAGAAAGATTTGTAAGTTCATATAATGTTGGAATGTATTGGAGAATATTTGTATTATCAAATAATGATAGTCCGATTCAATATTCACCGACAGATAGACGGTTTTTGATGATTGAAATTGCTGATGCTTTGATGGGAAATACAGATTTTTGGAATAATTTTCATAAAAATATCCGTGATAAAAATAAGATGTCTGAGGCATATAATTATTTTATGAACCGTGATATTGAAACTTGGAATATCAAAAATATTCCTATCACAGAAACGATGAGAAATATGGGAACAAGAAAAATAAAACCTCCTTATATTTACTTATATCGTGAATTATCAAAATTATCTGAGGAGGAGTTAGAACAACAATATACAGTCCGTTCATCAGTATTAAATAATGCTTGTGAAAATATCGGCAGATTTGTGTTAGGATATTCAGGCGGGTATAAGAAAAAACAAGTAAGTATTTGTCTTGAGAAAAAAATGGATTATATTCAGGTTAAGAATGTTAATGAGGGCAGTTCAAGTTGTAGGAGTATTGTAATTGATAATCCTAAATTATTCTTAAATCATCTTAAACTTGTTGATTGTAAGATTTATAAGGAGGAGGCGTTAGATTTTAGTAAATTGAATAATTCATATAATGTGAAAAATAGTTATAATGATTATTGGGATAGTGATGATGATTAAGAGATTTAATAATAAAAATAAAATATTTTTTTTTAATATAATATGGATTTAGAAAGTGTAAGTGCTGTTAGATTAAAAAGGGGATTATCTGCTATTAAAAAAGATTTAACACAAAAAATAGGTGCTGTTTGGAAACTAAAAAAACCACAAGTAGTAAATAAATTAAAAAAACTAAAATATAAATATGATGATAAGGAGAAGGCGTTATTGCCGATATATCCTCACGGTATTAAAAAGAGATTTTTAACAGAGGTGAAAATATAAAAAAAATATTAATAATAGATATAAATATGGAGAGTATAAGTGCTGTGAGATTGAAGAAAGGACTATCTACAATAAAAAAAGATATTACATCAAAGGTAGGTGCTGTGTGGAAATTATCAAAAGGTCAAGTTATTCAAAAAATAAGAAATCTGAATTATACTTATAATCCTCAAAATCAGGAATTGACTACAAATAGTATGATACGAAAAAAAAGGAGAGTGAAACTATAGACCCCGTAATAAGTTGATAGTTTGTGAGAAAATATTAAAATGTTAAAAAATTAAAAATATTTGGGTGAAGACCCTTATGAGAAAAAATATTTTAATTTTAAAAAAATATTTTTCTGATGAAAAACTTTATTTTTTTTAACATTTTAACATTTTAACATTTTTACAAATTAAAAATATAATAAAAAAATAATTTATAATAATATAAATGTATAACTGGTTGTATAAGTGGTATTGCTATACAGATGAAGACATAAAAAATGCTGAAAATCAGGTGGGTTTTTTAGAAGACCGTATAGCAGAAATCAAAGCAAATCCTAAAGTAAGTGAGGCAGATAAATTAATAAAAATAAAAAAAATGGAATTATCTATAACAGCGATAAGATATACTTATTGTTTATGAAAAGAAATCATTATATTGTTGGTCTATTGACTTAACAGGTGGTGGAGGTTTAGACATAGGTTCTTTAACAACTTCTTTTACTGCTTCTTTAACAACTTCTTTTACTTCTTCTTTTTTCTTTGCTACTTTTTGACCTCGTCTTTCTTTATTTTTTTCTATTAATCTTTTTGTGTGTTCTATCTGTGCCTGTGTGCGAGGTTTGGGGATTTTTGCTGAACCATTTTTTAATCTACCAAGTTTTTTTCCAAGTTCCAGTTCTTTTTTCTGTGCTTCTTCTTCCATTTGTATTTTTTTTAATTCTCTTTTACTTATTTTATTCGGGTCTTTTTGTATTAAATTACCATTTTCATCTTGAATAACATAAATAATCTTTTCTTTTGTAATAACTTGTTTTGCTAATTTTTCCTCTAATGGTTTAGGGGGTCTGCCTTTAGGTTTTTTAAATACTTTATCAGGTGGTGATTTTGCTAAAGGTTCAGGTTCTGGTTCAGGTTCAGATTGTGGAATAGGGATAGGTTCTGATTTTTGTGCCTTTTTATCTGCTAATTTTTTTTTCCTGTTTTCTAATGCTTTTGCTCTGCCTCTTGCTAAACCATCTTTTTGTGCTTGGGTCATTTCCCTTTTCTTTTTGACTTGTTTTTCAGGAGGTGGTAAATCTTGCTTATCAACAATATTGTTTTCAGCAGGTGGTAATTTTTGTTCTTCTTGTTCCTTAGGTTTAAGTTTCTCATCAAGTTGTTTGTTGAGTTCATTAAGTTCCTCAGTCCCGATTGAACTGTCGCTTTCGTTTCCATCAGACATTTATATTATAATACAAGAAAATAATTTTTTATATAAATCTTTATAAATATTTTATTAAAAAATCTATGTTTTCATATTTTCTAAAATATTATCTAAAATTGTGTATTCCGCTTTCATTTCTATTTCTGATTTATTTTCAACTGGGTGAGTATCATCTATTGTTTCCTCAGGGTTATTATACCGTATTTGAGTTCTTCTATCCATATTAGGCATAGGATTAGCAGGTGTTTTAATAACTTGTTGTGGGGGGTCTCTCAATCTTTGTGGGGGTTGTTGTGTTCTTAATTGTTGTTGGTTTAACATTCTTCTGTTATTTCCTATATAATTTTCATTTGAAGCAACATCTACAGTAAATACTTTATAAGTATTAATTATAAGACTTATTTCATAATTTACATTATTTAATTGTAATAAATTATCGTTTTGGTCTGTAATCCTAAAATCTATTAAATCAATAACGGGGGTTTGTGTGATAGTTGTTGTTCTGAAATCGTCCTGATTTAAATAAATCATATTAAATCCATTAACATCTACTGATATTTTCTGTAGTGTAGAACTATTACCAGCACGAGTTGATTGGACATTACCAGTCGTTATATTACTTTTAATAAAAAGACTATGAACGGAACATAAATTAACAACAAAATCTGATGTTGTTGTTCCACCAGCACTTACAACATCATCTTGGTTTCCTGAAAATCCGAGTAATTTTTCAGCATTACTTTCAGTCCATTTTAATGTGATAGAAGCATTTGATGTATTTGTGAATGTGATTTTCATAGTTGGTCTATCAAAAGTAGCAGTAAAAGGGAAGGAGTTGTCGGCAGTAAGGGTTGAAATAAGTTCATCAATATCATAATTTTTACTGGGTATAGTAAAAGTCTTGTCGGAACCATCGTTATATTTTATTGTATTATTTTCTACATCAGCACTAACATTATAAAAAGAGTATGGTATTTCTACGCTGGAGACCATTATATGACCCTCATAACCCTTAGGTATAAGAACGGGGTTTGTTAAATCAACCCTAAAATGAGTATTAAATCCACTTGTTAATTGTGTAGCATCTTTAGACCTTATATGAATAACATTTGATGTGAGTGGTCGGATTAATTCTGTATCCATTATATTATAAATATATATTTTATAATAAAATATATTATATATAATAAATGTCTTTGGGAAAGGAATATGAAAAAGAGCAACTGGATAGAATAGAAAAGTTTGAAAAAGCACTAACTCCACAAGGAAGATTTAGACTGCGTAGCAAGATAAGAGAAGCAAAAGCACTCGTAAAATTATTATCAAAACCTGTGCCTGAAAGGTCAAAAAAAGATAAGGAAGAAATAAATGAATATTATTCAAAATTATCAAATGCTGTCCGTATATCACAGTTAGGCAATAAACCAAGTCATCAAAATATGAGAGCAATAGGAGAAGAAGAACACCAGTTAGCAAAATTAGTAAATGCTACAAAAGTTTATTCAAATCATAGATATGATGGATTAACTCACGAACAGGCGATGGATTTAACAAATGAATATCTCTCTACACAATCTGAAGGACACCCCGATTTACAGGGTTGGAGTATGGACGGGGATTTAACAAACAGATTTGGTGGAGAAGATAATAACTACAGGGGAGCAGTATTCAAAAAAGATGGAAAAGCGTTTAGTGCTTTCCGTGGAACAAAGTTTGGTGTATCAGAGTTTGGAGCAGAAGATTTAGCACTTGATGCTGATATAATCAGAACTGGAAAAGTTCCTAAGCACCCTCAAATATCACAAGCAGAACAAATGGTTAGAGAAACTGTTGAAAAATATGGTAGAGAAAATACAAAAACTGGTGGATACTCATTAGGAGGATTTAAAGCAATCCACGCAGGAAATCAGAATAGAGTTGATAGTATTACATTCAATCCATTAACACAAGGCGATGCTTTGTTAGAAGACAGCGGACACCCTATGGGAGTAAAACATAGAATAATAAAAACCCCTGATGATTTTGCCTCATTAAATGCTGGGGGACTTAAAGGGAAATATCCTAATAATTATGATATAAAATCTGTAGGAAGTCATAGTGATGTAAAATATGGTGAGGGTTGGAGAGTTCCATTTACTGATATTGATACTGGATTTAGTCCAGCAAATATGAAATCTTATGTGGAACATACACATAAATTGGATAATTTTGTAGAAGACCATAAACCGAGAAATGAAGAAGAAACAGCATTATATCGTCATTTAGAGAGAGGTGTAAGTGGAAAAATAAAACATCACCATCTTGAAAGATTTAATGAAATGATAGAACATAATGGGGAACAAAGACCGAGATTTGTAATTCCAGAACAATTACCCGATGAACCTGATACATTAATTGATAAAAGAACTTTACCATCAAGAAATCCAGTAAGGGAGGATAGATTAAGAGCAAGGGGATTTTCTGTTGATGCCCCTATACCTGAAAGAAAAAGAGTTAGAACAAAAGTAAGAGATATTAAATCTATTGAAACACAAAAAAAGAAAAGACAATATGTTTTAGATGAGGAAAAAGCAAAAAGAAAAGAACTACAAGATGAGTTTGATGAATTAAATAGCAGATATAATGAAGATAATTTTAATGACGAAGTATGGAATAGAACAGCAAAAGAAAGTTTAGAGGAAGCAAAAGGAACGGCAAGAGAAGCACGAGTAAGAGGAGAGATAGGAGTTGTAAATAGAGACCTCGCAAGAAAAAATGAATTGAAATCTATGTTAAGCAAACCTGAACCAAAATTAGATACACGACCATTTACAGAAAGTCAAATAAATAAATATGTTAATCAGTTAGAGGTTCAATTTAAATTACCTCCAACTCAAAAACAAACATTTGAAGAAAAACCACCTGAATTAATAAGAAAACCCCCGAGAGAAGAACCATTTTTACAAGAACCACAATCACAAAAATTAAGTTTTACTGATTATGCTAAAAAAAATAATATATCTGAAACTGATAAAAATAAATATTTATGGAAAAAATCTGGCGGTGAATTAACTAATGAAGAACAAGCAGGATATGATGAAAACTTAGGCAGAGATGATGTAAAAATAGATGATAAAGAATTAAATGATTTTAAAGAATTACCGCCTGAAAACCGACAATATCATTTGGATAATATTGAAAATACATCAAGAAAAGATTTTAACTTTTTAGAACAGGCACAAAATGCTACAGCACGAGGAGGTGAAGGATTATTTAATGATGGATTAGCAACAGGTTTTAAAAGAATAGGTTTATCATCAGCAAAAGGATTAGGACAGTTAGGAAAAGAAGGTGTAAAAGGACTAGGATTTGGTTTAGCAGGAACAGGATTAAGAAAATATGGAGAATATGCTACAGGTCAAAAATTAAATAAAACTGAAGCAACTTTAGCAGATAGTGCTTTAAGTGCTGGATTATATTCACGATACTTAGGAGGTTCAGCAGTAAAAGGCGGATTGGCGGGACTGGGTTCTACAGCAATCGGATTGGGAACTGAAGTTGGAACCAGGAAAGGATTGGAAGCATTAGGAGTTTCAAAAAAAGTAGCATCAGGTGTAGGAGCAACTACGGGTGGTGTAGCAAGTGGAGCAAGTTTTGTAGGATTATCATCTGCTTTAGGTGCTGATGCTTTATTAGGTGCTGAAGCAGGAGCAGAACTCGGTCCAGTAGGAATATTAGCGGGAGGAGTTGTAGGCGGATTAATAGGTCTTGGAAGTTGGTTAGTATCAAAGTAATTTCAAAGGGTCTCTGCTTCTAAATCTTATATCAATAATTCCATTAGGTCTTGTTTTACCATAACAACAATCTGAATGATTTTCTAATAATAAATTAGCAGATATATTCTGAACTTCTTTCCTTTTTTCTTTATCATATCTATCTTGTATTCCACCCTTGTTAGTCCAGTATTTTGTTTTAATTCCATATCTACATCTTTTTATTATAGGCAATTTATTTTTGTAAAAATATAAACATCTTTCAAAATCTTCTTTTTCAGGAACAGATAGATTACAATCTTTTTTATTGATATATCCTAAACAACTATTTATTATAGAATATAATCCATATTTATCATCAAATGATTTTACATAATATTTATTAGTATTAGCAATAAATCCCCATAATCCACCTGGAGTATTTTCAAATAAATTAAAATTATCAATAAATAAATCATTTAAGTTTTCAACAGATTTATCAGTAGAAAAATCTATTATATCCTCAACATCATCATCAAGTTCAATTATTTTTGTATCTTCATCAAAATATTCTATGATATGATTTCTTGTATCGGTGATTGTATTTTTTGATAATACTAAATTAACATCTTGTATTTCTAAATATTCATCATAACTTTCAGGAGATACAAAAATAAAAACTTTATCCATAGGAATATTATGTTTTTTCAAAAGAGATAATGTTTTATTTTGTATCTGATTAAATCTTTCGTGTGATGGAATTACAATATTAAAATCCATATAGTATATCTAAGATTTTAATTTTAAAAAAAAAAAAAAATAATTCAATATTAAAATTAATTAAATCCTTCTCTTACTGTATCATCTGTAATTTTAATATTAAATCTACATATTCCGTTATTCTTGATACAATGTGGAACTCTATCAGTTTCTCTGTTTTTATCTGAATGTGTTTCATTTCCGTGATTATGTATAATCCGTTTTGCTCTTGCGGTAGGTTCTCCGTTTCTCTTATATTTACTCCAACATTCAGGGCATTCAAAATAAATTGAGACAGGCGTAATTTTTGTGGCGATTACATCAACCGTTTTATTTGCGTTTTTTTCACTCATATATATATTATACAATATTTTATTTTTAAGTATGTTATTATATATTAAGATATAATTATATAATAAATATTCCAAAAATACTTAAAAAACGCCAAAAAACCGTTAAAATGCCCTTAAATATGCCTGTGGAACAATTTTAGGGGGTTATAATTTAAATTATGACTTCTTTAAATCAGTTTCTATGTGTATATAAGCGGTTTAACTGACTTAAAAACGGTTATTTCTGTGTTAAAATGTTAATTTGAACTCTCCACGCTCTACAAACATCACTCTTCTACATTTTCTACATCTATTATCTTTCCTATTCCTATGGGGACTACCACATACTTCACAACTACGGGTGGTTTTTTGTAAAAACCTTTTCACACAACAATTACCAAGATTTAATATAAACTTTCCATCGGTTATATAGCAGTTTTCTTTTATCCTATGACCGCAAATACAACGGTCTTCGTGCGGTGGTTCTTCTTCATCGGGACATACTACTTTGTAATAGTTTAAATGTCTGCCCCTATCTCCACCACAATATTTCCAATCTTTCTTTAATTCTTCAGGGGTTATATTAAATCTTTTCAATCCATTCTCAAATCTTTTACTTATATTCATATAATATATAATAAGATTTTTATATTTCGTAATACACTACCGACCATCTATCTCCAGTAAAATCAGAAGTCCAGTGCTTAGCAACTCCACCATTCATTATTAACGGTTTTCTGTTTATATCAAATCCACAACCTTCTATCATCAACTCTCCACCAGTATAATCTCCGAAAGCAACAATCAAACTCGGGGATTTATTTAATTTATCATAATGAGGTTCGCATTTAAAATTATGATTTAATGTGATAGTATTGTATTTAAAATCAGGATTGATTTTTTCAATAAGTTCTTTAAGTAGTTCATAAACAATAGGATTTTTCTGATTATTATTTGATGGTAATGGATTTTTATTATCTATTCTTTCATTTATGTTTCCGTTGTTTGGGAAGCGTTTTTTTACTAATCCATAATTTTCTGTTGATGCTAAATATCCTACTCTCGTCCATTTATTTGTTCCTTTATCTTTTCCCCACTGGACTTTCTTTTCAACTCCACTTACATTAGGTCTGTTTCTCGTTTTCTTAACTTTGTGATTTTTCAATATTTCTATCGCCTTATCATAAATAGGATTTTCTCCACACATATATATTTTATTTCTATAATAATTTCATACTTAAAGGACATTAAACTCCGACCCAACTTAAAGATGGTAAAATAGTAAAATCTTTATCTTTATTTTTTTCAATCAAATTATTTATATCATCACTTGTTAAATCTTTTCTTTTTTTCAAATCTACATATTCAGGAGACATAGCATAATAAAAGTTTTTATCTTTGTTTTTGAAAAATCTCATACTTGCTCTATGTCCTATAGTCTGAAAAACATATCGTGCTTTCCAAATATCATAAACTTTTATTTTATTTTTTTCCATTATATTTTTTTTTATTTCATCAAAAAATAATAAAATATCTTTATTGTTTTTTTCACTATAAATAATTCCATTATCAAATAATTTCTTATCATTATATTTTAAAAATCCTATAGAATGTGTTGTATCAATATTATCTGTATTTATTATTACATCACAATCTATATATAAACCCCCATACTCATATAATACTAAATATCTGATAAAATCACATTTCATTATACCATATCTAAAATTATCATACATAAACTTATATTCAGGATATTTGTTTAGTAAATCATTACATCTTTCATTATCCCAAAATAAATATTCGTGATTATGTTTTTCACAATATTCTTTTATTTTCTTTTCACAAAAAAAATTAAATGCTTTTTGTCCTCCTAAACCTATATCTAAAAATATTCGGTGTATTTTCATATATATATAAACTATTATTTTTTTTTTAATTAACCATATTCATAATGAGGTTCTCCATCCTTACCTTTCCATCCTGCTGAACCAACAACAACATTTACAGACGGATTACAGATTTTATATGCTTGTGCTACAATAAAACAATTTCCAAACAATTGACCTTTCTCTGCTAAGAATACAATTCTTTTTGCCGTTTCCAATTCATTATCAAAATTATTAACCTCTGCTATTTTCTTAAACATATAATTTTTCTGTTTTTCAGTTGCTTTCAAACAAATCTTCTGAAGCATCGGTTCAAATGCTTTATAAACTTTTTCATCAGTCAAATTAAACATTCTTTTAGTCAATTCCTCCTCATCATCATATCCTGGGTCAAATACAACATTTCCAAACTCATCTTCGCACCAACTATGAGCGTCAAGTGATACTCCATTCTCATCTTTGCTTTTCAATATTTCCTTATAAGTTGTTTTAGGGGTTGATGACTTAGGCATTCCACCCATCATCTCAGCAAACTTTACAGACATTTCCATCATATCAGGGGTCATTTGTATATGAGTTATATCAGCATCATCACGAATCAATTTTTTTTTTTTATAATAATAATTCGGTGTTCCATCAGCACGATGACTATGTTTATTTACTTTATTCCTTTTATGAACCATAGGGTCGCTTGTATCAAAATCTTCACGAATCAATTTTAAATTATTTTTATTGTTTTTCTGCCTACTCATTTCCAGTTTATTAATATAATTTTATCCTATATATTCCATTCAATTTTTTTTAAAAAACTTAAAAATCTTATTAGTGCTTTTCTAAAGGATTTTTTTAGAGATTAAAAAAAAAAATTGAAAATATTTTTCAGTTGTTCTGAGATTTAATAAAATATTATAAAAATAATTTAAAATTGATTTTTAATTTTTAAATTATTACACATAACAAATATGACTAATCTTGATAAAATTACGGGGTGGTATGATATTGACCTACTTGTTAAGGAAGTTTTGAATGATGAGATGAGAGATTATTTCCTTAGATATTGTGATAATGAATGGAGTTTGATTGAGAAAAATGAGTTTGAGTATTTCATAGAAGATGAGATTATTGATGTTTGTTTTAATCAGCATAATAATATGCTAAGTATGTTTGGTTATGATTATAAACATATAAATATGCTTGAGTTTCAAGTAATTCGTCAGAGAGTTTGTGATTGGGAGATTGAATATATGGGTGAGATTACAACACTACTTAATGCGGATTTTCAGAATATTATTGATAAATATATGTATTTCTATGCCCGTGAAAATATCAGAAAATTGCCGATTTATAAGGTTTTAAAAAATCTTGTTGTTTATGAAAATAATTTATATGACGAACATATTGGACGATGGGGAAGATTTTATGAGGATTTACAGAAAAAAAAAATTGTAAAACAAAATATGATGAAAATTAGTAAATTGCCTGATGAATTAATTTGTAAGATTGTTGATGATTTATTTAAGTCAGAAAATAGTTGTTTTGATATGAGAGATTTTGTGTTAAAAAATTAAAAAATATTTATGATTATCTTATACAAAAAAATATTTATTATTTATATTTTTTTTTATAATTTTTAAAATCTTTTTTTTGTTTAACATTTTAACATTTTAACATTATCAACAAACTTACTAATTATTGGGGTCTTCGTGTTCTCGTGCTTCTACTTGTTCTGCTCTGTAAGTTTCTTCTGATAAAACTTCTCTATCACAGGAAAAACAACAACACTCTATATTTTTACATCTTGATAAACTCATAGAATGAAAAATTGTTGTTATTAAACCAGTTAAAACACCACCAGCAACACTTAGTATAGCGATTACTCCAGCAACTTCCATATTAATTGTTTATTTTTTTTTTTTACTTTCTATAATTGTTAATAATTTTTTTTGCTTTTCAGCATTTGTTTTAGTCATAGGTTTCTTACTATATTTTTGTTTAGTTTCCTTATTTTCAACTTTAAAACCTTTTCCACTTTTTATAATATGATAGGGCATTATATTAAAATAAAATATTATTTTCCGACACTTTTCATACTTAACTCGTGTGCTTGTTGGAAGCAATAACCTTTTAACATTAATTCTTTCATTTTATCCATATGTTTTTTAGTATGATGTTTCCTGTGAGTTTTCATCAAATCTTTTTGAGTTTTACTCAAATCTTTTTTCGGTTTAAATAATGGTTTTTTCATTATATAAGTAAAATATATTATTTTTTATGCTAAACTCTCTTTAAAACTTTTAAATGATGGTGCTTTTATTAACTTATCTATTATTGATTTATATGTATTTACCTCTTCTTTTAAAGTATTTATTTCTGCTTGTTGTTCTTGAATGGTTGCTTGTTGTTCTTGAATAGTCTTAATAGCACACGCCAACATAGGTCTATCATCAATAATATATGCTGGTTCTTCATCGCCCCAGTCATTAGTTTCAACACACATTTTACCTAATTCAGGTGTATTTTCACATATTTCTTGTGCTATAAAACCATATACAAATCTCGTATTTTCACTCAATCGTTCTTTGAATGGTTTTAGTGTGTCTTCACCTTCTTCGTTATGAATAACATCATAATTATCTAAATCATATTTATCAAATTGATAAACATTTATTTTCATTAATGTATCCACAGCATTTTCAATAGGAACAATATTTTCTTTTAATCTCCTATCTGATGTTCCACTCCACGAACCAGTCCAAGAACCTGTAATCCTACCACTCCCCGCCATATCTATTCTTGCTATTTGACTATTAGCAGTAGCAAATGAAATATAATGACCGCTTGATGTTCCACCACTTGGTAAATTAAAATAAATTGCTGAACCGTTGTCGTGATAAGCATAATAACTTCCTGCGAAGGTGTGGTCGCCGTTAGTTCCAAGTGGATTGTAAAAATAGACATAACTACCCTCACGATAATAGGATGCTCGGTCGCTACACATACTTACTTCCTCTCCATTTAAATAATGCTGGAACCCAGATTGTGTGTTGTCTGTATTATGGATTTCATAAGGATTTCCACTTATAGTATTAATATGTATTTGATAAACAACTGATGTGCTTGGCGACCCTAAATATGGAAAAATAGTGCGACCAGAAGGTCTGAGTGCTAATACAAATGAGGCATTACCAGATTGTATTTGAAAAGATGTAGCATCATCAAATATCGCATTACTACTATTACTATCACCTCTAAACTCGCCACTTCTAACAGCACCAGTAAAACCGTGTATAACTCCAGATGTCGCATTATCACCATTTATTATATCATAAACAGTCCCTATAGAATTAAGTGATATTCTCATAGGTGTCCCTGTCCCAACCCTGCCGAGAGTTGCCTCATAACTATTTTGAAGACTTGAACCGCCCAGTTGGAATAATTTTTCTTCACTACCACTTGTAAATAAAAAACTGGACGACGCTGTTATTTCGTCAATTCTTGGTGGTGTATTACTACTTTTTCCTTTTAAAGTGGAGAACTTTACAGTATTACAAATTGTTTCAGTTGCTTTTAAATCTATCTCATCACCAGTAAAAGTTGCTATATTAGCACTTGAAGCATTATTATCACTAAATTGGATTTCACCTTGACCTCCATTATTATAAATCATAACATTAGAACTTGTTGTGTTTGTTCCTATATTAAAATTACTATTACTATCAAGTTCAATATAAGCATTATTTGTTCCGCCTTTTTGTGATAATTGAAAAATAGGATTTGATGTAGATGTAGCATTATTCGTGTCTGATTGTAGTAAAAGAAGCGAGTCTCCATTTGAACCCGCATTTGCTGATATTGTAAATTGTGTGCTGTCCCATAAATGTTGTTTTGTGTCTTGGTCGTAAGAGTAAAAGTTTCCTCCAGTATGTGTTAATGAAAATACATTACTTGTTCCATTATAACCTATATCAACACTTTCTGATGAAGTTCCTACTCTTAATGTTTCAACTTGAGTTATGGTTGATTTTAAATCTGCTAAAGATGAACTGAATGTTGCTATGTTTTTAGAAGAACCTGAATTATTACTTATTGCTACTACTCCAGCATTTGTATATAAAACTGTATCACTTCCTGATTGAGTGCCTCCAATTTTAAAATCATTATTATCTAATTCTATAAAAGCATTTGTGCTTCCTCCATCTTGCTGTAATTGTATTTTAGGATTTGCTGTTTCATCACTATCGTCTGTATCTGCTTGAATAAGTAATAAACAATCCCCATTTGCCCCTACACCAGATGATAGAGTAAATAGTTTTGAACTCAAAGAAAATGCTGTTGTATCTTGGTCGTAATCAAAAAATATATCTCCATCAGAATGAGTTAATTTGAAATTATTATTTGTTGTATTATAATCTATATCAACATATTCTGAGGCAGTTCCTATTCTTAAACCACTTTCAAGTCTTAAAACATTTGTGCTTGTAATAGGAGTTATTATACCGTTAGTCAAGTCCCATATTTCACTTTGTGCGTCCGCCCATTCAGGAGCAGTTCCACCAGTATTAACCTTTAATATTTTTCCTGGACTTCCTAATGTTAATTTTTCTAAAGTTGTTGCTCCTGAAGCATATAGAATATCGCCCGTTGAATATGATGTAAAACCAGTTCCACCTTTCGCAACAGTAATAACACTACCGCTCCAAGAAGCACTTGATATTACTCCACCATTCAAACTTAAATTACAAGTATTAGATTGTGGTGTAAATGTAGCAACATTAACATTAGAAGTATTATGTAATAAAAACTCATCACCATATAATTTTAAACCAACTGATGCCGATGTTCCTTGATTATTACCAACATTTACATCACTCGTTGCCGAAGTTCCAAAATTAGTTGATGTAGATAAATCAGGAGCAGTATCATTCACCCATTCAGGAATAGCATTTGAAGCAACTTT